CTGACCTATGACAACGAGACTGGCAACCTTGCCGAGTCGCACCTTATTCAAACCAGCAACCCATTTTAAAATGATGAACACTGCTGTATTTGATATTGAAACAAACGCCATCAAGGAGTGGAAGACTCTGGGTGACCTCGAGGTTGTTCATTGTATTGTCATCATGGACAATGAAGGGACTCACCGATACCGGAACAACTCTGAGATGGACACGATCCCAGAGGCCCTTGAAAGACTCGCTAAGGCTGACTGCCTGGTTGCACACAACGGCATTGGGTTTGACTTACCTGCACTCAAGAAGCTTTATGGTTTTACCCATGACCGTGTGATCGACACGATGGTCCTTGCTCGGCTCAACCACCCTGATCGTAAGAAGGAAGACTGGACCGAGGCGAAACTCCCAACTTTCCTACGAGGCTCGCACTCGTTGAAGTCTTGGGGCATGCGCCTCGGAGTCCACAAGGATGACCATGGTGCCACCGAGTCTTGGGAGAGATGGAGTGAAGCGATGGAGGACTACTGCGTTCAAGATGTAGTTGTGAATGAGGCTTTGTTTACCTACCTCATGCAAGGCCGAACACCCACTGACCAAGACCTTGTTCTTGAGATGGACTTTGCAACGGCCATCCGTCAGCAAGAGTGGAATGGGTTTCCGTTTGACATGGATGCGGCTGAGCAACTCTTACAGAAGCTTATTGTTCGGAGAGCCACTCTCGAGGAGGATCTACAACAACTATTCCCTCCGAAGGTCATTGCCACTAAGCGCCCTTGGTGGATCACCGACGATATGAAGCAATGGGAGACCAAGAAGGAAGCCCTTGCGGCTGGCTACAAGGCTGCTGAGATCGAGAAGGGGCCGATGAGGACAAAGTCTGTTCCGTTCAATCCCTCCTCACGGGACCAGATCGCAGAGCGCCTTATGGCTGACGGGTGGGATCCCAAGTATTACGAAGGGAAACGACCAGCCATCAATGAGCTTGTGCTCCGAGAGATAAACAGCAAGAAGAGCCTAGCGCTCCTTGAGTATCTGTTGGTAGCTAAACGGCTTGGCCAACTCTCGGAGGGACGCCAAGGATGGATGAAGATGGTAAACAACGGACGCATCCACGGCTCAGTGAATACAGGAGGGACCGTCAGCGGTCGGTGTAGTCACCAGGCTCCCAACATTGCTCAATGTCCTTCCGTGTCTGCTGAGTATGGTTACGAGTGCCGTTCGTTGTTCATTGCTCCTCCAGGCCGTGTCTTGGTGGGTTGTGATGCTTCCGGGCTCGAGTTGCGAATGTTAGCCGCTTACTTGCACAAGATAGACGATGGGCGATACACCCACGAGATTCTTAGTGGTGACATACACACCGCCAACCAAGAGGCCGCAGGCTTGCCTGACAGGAACTCAGCTAAGTCGTTTGTCTATTGCCTCATTTATGGTGGTAGTGATAGTAAGCTTGGCGAGGTTATTGGTGGCAATGCGACTGACGGTAAGCGCCTTAAGTCTGAGTTCTTCCGTAAGATGCCTGCGATAAAAAGACTGCGTGACGCCGTCCAAGATAAGGTCAAAGGCTTTGGGTTCCTCAGGGGACTTGATGGCCGTAAGCTTCCCTGTAGGTCTCCGCACAGTAGCTTGAATCTTTTGTTGCAGTCAGCAGGGGCAATTTGTATGAAGCAAGCCCTTGTTCACTTTGTTGAGGACATGGAAGGGAAGGAATATCTTATGCACGCTAATGTCCACGATGAAGTTCAGTTCAGTTGTGATCCCAGAAGGGCCCATGAATACGGACAACGCTTTGTAAACGCTATTAAGAAAGCTGGAGAAACTTTTAACCTCCTGTGCCCACTAGATGGAGAGTATAAAATCGGAACTAACTGGGCTGAAACACACTAAAAATATGAAACTAATAATTGATGGGGACATGCTCCTTTACCGCGCTGGGTTTTCCTGCGAGGTTGAGGTGCGCTGGGACGACGACATTTGGACCCTTCAGTCCAACGAGAACGAAATGAAGGATCACTTTGATGTGGCCCTTAGTGGACTTGTTAAACTCATTGATCCCGAGGCTCAGGTGATTGTTGCATTCTCTGATAAGGAGAACTACCGCTACGACATCTTCCCAGGCTACAAAGCCAACCGGAAGAACACAAGGAAGCCACTAGGCCTTAATACCCTACGTGATTGGGCCATTGAGAGCTATGATTCACGGGTGTTCCCGCGCCTTGAGGCTGATGATGTTTGTGGCATTATGTGCACCAACGACAAGGACTGTGTGGCGGTAAGTGGCGACAAGGACTTCGGGACCCTACCGATCCGCTGGTTCAACATGCTCAAGGGCACCATGCACGATGTCACCGAGGAGGAGGCAGACAACTTCCACCTTATCCAAACGCTTGCCGGGGACGCCACTGATGGCTACGGAGGCGTCAAAGGGCTCGGCGTTAAGACTGGCCAAAGGCTTCTCGACAAGAAGGGATACACCTGGGACACTGTTGTTGAAGCATACGAGAAAGCAGGGCTCACCGAGGATGATGCCTTAGTGACCGCCAGGCTCGCTCGGATACTGCGTAACACCGACTATGATGGTGTTGATATTAAACTGTGGGAACCAAAACGATGACAGGGGTAGGGATAATACCAAAACAATTATGAATAAACTACTATGAGAAAACCAATACCTGAAGAGATTGTTCTCCCCGACTCTGGGGAGCGTAGCGAATTTAACACGGGCGCAGTCCGAGATGCTATGCGCGGCAAGGGGATGCCTAGTTGCATTCCTACAGGGGCACTCCGAGCAGTCGCTCGGCGCTTCGAGGACGGGGCCACCAAGTATGGCCGAGACAACTGGTGCAAGGGAATCCCTTTGTCCCGTTACGTTGACAGTTTGTATCGTCACTTGTGGTCGTATATGGATGGGGACACCTCTGAGGACCACGGTGGGGCAATCATTTGGAATGCTATGTGCCTCGTTGAGACCTCTGAGATGATAAAAAACGGGGACCTTCCAGCCGAATTGAACGACATAGACAAAGACGTATGAGCTTATATGAATCTACTGATAGCTTCCCGAGTATACCTCTGAGCGTCTTAGAGGCCCTTGAGGAGACATATCCCAAGAAGGACTTTGGCCCTACGGCTTCGCTAAGACAACTGGACCACCACTACGGACAGAGATCAGTGATTGTTTTTCTTCGTCAAATATATGAAGAACAAAACCGTAATATTCTCAACAATACTAACATAAGATAAACCATGTGCATGTCTGCCCCTAAGATGCCACCACCACCTAAGCCGATAGCGCCTCCTCCGCCTCCCACCAAAGTCGCACAGAAAGTAGTTAATCCGGCGATGCGAAGAAGAAGACAGGCAGCACCTAAACGATCTCCACTGACAATCCCCCGTTCCGCACTGAGTTCACCCCAAGGCGGGGCGGGGGTTAATTATAAATAAATATAACATATAGAAACCCCTATGTCATTACAATATGGAACTGTAGCGCGTGACGTTACGTCCGCAGCAGACATCGACGTGGCCTGGAACGGAAGCTCTGGCATGTTCGCAGTGATCGGAACATTCGGCACCGCGCAGATCAAGCTACAGCATAAGCTTGCTGATACCTGGGTAGACATCGGCGACGACGTTACGTTCACTGATGACGGACAAGCGTTGTTCACGACGTCCGCTAAGCAGCTAAGAGTTGACCTAAGTGCCGCACCGACTAACGTGGACATCATTGTCGCTCCTGTCGCTGATAACAAAGCATCTTAATAATGTCTCTCACCCGACCACTGACACGCCCTCTGACTCGTAAGATAAGTCGAGCAGAGTTAACACAAGGTTACGGCGGTAGTTTCAGTCCGTTACTATTGAACCCGTATCTACTGTTTGATGCTCGGGAGTCTATGGTCGGAACCTTGGAGAACCCGACTCTCGATCTGAACCCAGCGTTGCCCGAGACCCTCGACGTTATCACAGCGACCCGCGCAGGTGTCGCGACCTACACGGACCCCGATGGTAACATAGCGACCGCCAGTGCTGACACGGTGCGCGTTGACCACGTTGATGGAGTGCCGATGATACTGGTGGAGCCGAGTGCGACGAATAGCTTTCTGTATTCACAACCAACATCTGCATTAGCTTTTGGCGGTGGTGGAATTAGAACATTTGATGCAGCGACTGCACCTAACGGAGAAACTGAAGCATTTAGAATTACTAATAACGGCACTAGCGGAAATGATAATTATAGAGCAACTAGTTCTATAACTTTTGGTTCTGACTTTATGGTTTTATCTGTATGGGCAAAGGCAGGCTCAGGCGGTAATAATTATTTTACTTGGTCTTTTCAAAATCTTGGCGGAGCTGTTGTCAGAGCTGGATTCAGGCTGGAAGGTGATGGCGAAACTCAACTCATTACTAGTGGAAATGGTGGACACACATTACAAATAGAAACATACCCCGATGGTTGGTATAGATGTATTATTATCGGCAATACTCAATCTTCTGGAACAACAACTCAATTTCTGTATAGTGTATCTGGATATACAGAACATTCTAGTAATGCTGGAGGTTCAGTTTTACTTTGGGGATTTCAAGTCGAGGCCGGAAGTGTCGCCACGTCCTACATCCCCACATCAGGCGGAGACGCCGCAGCAAGAACGCGAGCCGCTGACGACCTTGTGATTTCCGGCAGTGCCTTTACGGACTTTTACAACCAGAGCGAAGGGACGTTTTATGCGGAGAGCATTGAGTCTCAGAACTCAGTTGATTCATTTTTGTTAGACGCTAGCAACGGCTTTGCTAACTACATAGATATTTTTAATACAGGCAGTGATACAAAAGTTGTCTTAAAATCAGGAGGAACGCCGT